GTCATTGACCACGTTAAGAAACTAAGAGACAATACACCTAAGCCTGGAAAAGATATGCGACACATCGCTGAAGTACCCATGGTAATTTGGCAAAAAGCATTACGAGAAGGTTGGTCACAAGACCGTGCAAAATGGAAAGAGTGGCTCAACAACCCAGATAATAAAGTATTTAGAACTTGGCAAGGTAAAGTATGACATACGCAGAACTTAAAACAGCAATAGCAAATTATCTAAATAGATCAGATTTAACGTCTGATATAGATACGTTCATTGATAATGTCGAAGCAGAACTTAATAGAAGATTAAGAACTAAAGACATGATTAAACGAGCAACAGCTACAGCTGACTCACAATACTTAACAGTTCCAACAGATTGGATAGAGGCCATCAATGTAGAAATTACATCAAATGATTTTAGTCCTTTATTCCAACAATCTATAGAGTCATTAGATGTCTATAGAAAAGCAAACAACAACTCTACAGGTCAACCAGTTTATTTTGCAATGGTGGATGACTCTATAGAATTAGCACCAACTCCTGATGCAGAATATACCCTACAGCTAACTTACTATGCTAAAATATCTGCATTAAGTGATTCCAATACAAGTAACTTTGTATCAGTCTCACACCCAGATGTATATTTGTATGGTGCGTTAAAACACGCTTCAATCTTCTTAATGGAAGATGAAAGAATACCAATGTTTACGCAACAGTTTGAGAAAGCATTAGAAGAAATGAGGCTTGAGCAAGAGAAAGCTGCATTTGGTAAAGGTTCTTTAATGATGAGAAGAAGAACTTACGGAAAAAAACAAAAGAAAAATTATTACTACGGTAATTAACAAAGGAGAATAAAATGGCTGGATTTTCAGATTATTTAGAGAACAAAGTTGTTGGTCATGTATTTGGTGGATCAGCCTATACAGCTCCATCAACTTTATATGTAGCATTATATACATCAGCACCATCTGATACTGGTGGTGGAACAGAAGTTTCAGGCGGAGCTTATGCAAGACAAACAGCAGCTTTTACTGTTACTAACGATACAGCATCAAACACATCAGCTATAGAATACCCAACAGCTACAGCCGATTATGGTACTGTTGTTGCAGTAGGTATTTTTGATGCTTCATCATCTGGTAACTTACTTGCTTATGGAAACCTAACAACAAGTAAAACTGTTTCTACTGGAGATGTATTTAGATTTAATGCAGGTGCTATAGATATAACTGTAGCGTAATATCATGGCTTCAGTAGGCTATGGTTTTGGTGGATACGGTAAGTCCTACTGGGGAACACCACAATTTGAATTAGCTGAAAGCTCAATCACAGCAACATCAAACCTAACTGCGGTTGGTGTTGTACCTGTAACTGGAGAAGTATCAATAACAGCTTCTTCTAGTGTTACTGCAGTTGGATTAGTACCCGTACAAGGTGCTTCACAAATCACAGCAACATCAAGTCTTACATCGACTGGTGTTAGAATTAAATTTGGTGCGACAAGCATATCATCAACATCGAGCCTAACAGCTGTAGGTACTCAAATAGATATTGGTGGCGTGCTAATGGCAGCATCATCAAGTCTTAGTGCAACAGGCACACAAATTGATGTTGGTGAATCAAATATCACCGCATCAACAAACGTAACTGCTGTTGGTGTCTTTATCGTATCAGCAGCAAGTCAAATAAATGCTTCAAGTGACTTAGTTGTTACTGGTTCATTGGTCCAATCTGGAACCTGTAGTATTACACAAAGCAGTAGTTTTTCTGCGATAGGTAGTTTAAAATGGGAAGACCAGACTGTAGCAGATACTATTTATACAGACCAAACACCAGCTACAACAACTTGGACAGATCAGTCCGCAACAAATACTGATTGGACTGACATTGCAGCATAAACAGGAATTAAATTATGGCAGACACATATACAACGAATTTAAACTTAACTAAACCAGAGGTAGGAGCATCTACTGATACCTGGGGTACAAAGCTAAACGCTGACCTTGATTCACTTGATGCGATCTTTGCATCTAATGGTACTTCAGTAGCATTAAACTTAGACGGAGCAGTAATTGATAATTCTGTCATTGGTGGCACAACTCCAGCTGCGGGATCATTTACAAGTTTAGATGCATCAGGAAATATAACAGTTGGTACTAGCGATACAATTATCGCTGAAAACAATATAAGATTTAAATCAGCAGGTGCTTCTTATATTGACCACTTTACTGTAGGACAAGATATTAATTTTAGGGTTTCAAACTCTTCATCACTTGATATAAATGCTTTAACAATTGATAGTTCAGGAAATATTGGATTTGGACAAACTAGCCCAGTAACTTTTGGAGCTGGTACAAAAGGACTTACTATAAATGGTTCAACATCTCACATTACTTGGCAAAATAGCGGAACGAATGTTGCCTTTGCATACAATAGTGGTAATAATTTTATCATTGGCTCAGAACAAGCTGGTAGTAGCACTATTTTTACTGCTGCAGGTTCACAACATATGCGTATTGATAGTTCAGGCAACGTTGGAATTGGAACGAGTAGTCCAAGTACTAAATTAGACGTAGTTGGTAGCGGTAAATTTCAACCAGCGGTAGGTGGTGGCGATGCTTTAGTAACGATAGCTCAAACCAACTCTAATGCTTATGTTCATGCTGGTGTAAAAATTAATGCTGGTAATGCAAATCCTTTTTATATTTATCAATCAGGAAGCTCTAATACTTTAAGATTTAATTACAACAGTTTATCTGATGCTGGTGGTCAGATGGTCATTACAGATGGTGGCAATGTTGGAATTGGAACGGCTAGTCCTGATACAAAACTTCATGTGCATAAAGGAAGTGCAGGTAGTGTAACAGCACTATCAGATAGTTCATTAGTTATAGAAAATAGTACACACAACTATCTGACATTCTTATCTCCAAACAATGTAGAAAATGCAATTATATTTGGAGATGCTGATAGTAATAATGTAGCTTCTTTCGGTTATAACCATTCTTCTAATCACATGGGATTCGCTACAAATGGCTCAGAAAGAATGCGTATTGATAGTGCTGGAACGATATATCAAGGTTGTACATCTCCAACATTGCATTCAGCAGTTACAGGTATAGTATTTACAAATGGATCATTAATAACTGACTCTACCAGAATTGATGGTGGTGCTATAACACTTTCTCAAAATTTAGCAGTAGATTCTGGAAATACTTATGCATATTTAGCTAATGGTGAAGGTAGTTATTATCAGCAATTTAATGGTAATCATTATTTTGCAACCGCAGCTTCAGGAAGTGCAGGTGCAGATGCATCACTTTCAACATTAATGACTATTGCTAATAATGGAGATTTACTTGTAAATTGCTCATCACTTCCTTCTGCTTCTGTAAAAGGGTTTGGTATAGACGCAAAAAGCACGATTGGAATGATAGTTACTTCATCAAGTGCAACTGGGGGAGATAGCCATATGCAAATGTTTAATCCCAATGGACAAGTGGGAAGCATTGTAACCTCTGGTTCAAGCACAGCATTTAATACATCATCAGATTATAGATTAAAAGAAAATGTAAATTATGACTTTAATGCTCTTGATAGAGTTGCACAATTAAAACCAGCTAGGTTTAATTTTATAGCTGATGCAGATACAACAGTTGATGGTTTCTTAGCGCACGAAGTACAAGACATAGTGCCTGAAGCAATTACTGGTGAAAAAGATGGAGTTGATAGTGAAGGTAATCCAGAATATCAAGGAATTGACCAAAGTAAATTAGTTCCACTATTAGTAAAAGCTATACAAGAACAACAAGAACAGATTGATGATCTTAAATCAAGAATAGAAACACTAGAAGGATAACATCATGCATTTTATAACAGATACAATAACAACAATAACTTACATAGTAACAATCGCATCTATCATCGCTGCCTTTACACCATCAACAAAAGATGATGCCTGGATAGATAAATTATTTGGTTACATTGATTTATTGGCATTAAATTTTAAAATAAAAATTTATCAAAAGGAGAATAAATAATGGCAAATACATATACATGGGATTGTAAAACAGTTGATGTTTACCCAAATCACGACAGTCACTCAGACGTTGTTTATAACGTACATTGGCGACTAAACGCAGTAAGCGACCAACAAGATGCTGAAGGTAATGATTACACAGCTTCAACGTATGGCACGCAGGCTATTAACGCAGATGATATAGAAAACTTTATACCGTTTGCTGATCTTACTAATGAAATAGTAAGTGGTTGGGTTACAGATGTTATGGGCGAAGATGAAGTTTCTGGTTTAAAAGAAAGCCTAGACAACAACATTGATGGCTAAATCAATCCAACAAGCGAAACAAAAACAATAGCAGGTTAATAATGCCTTTGCTACCAGTCACCCCTCCCGCTGGAGTAGTCACGAATGGAACGGACTATGGTAACAAAGGGCGTTGGACTGATAGTAATTTAATACGTTTTCAAAATGGTTTTTTGCGACCTCTTGGTGGTTGGGAAAAAATAAGAGATACAGCTTTAACAGGTACGCCGACAGGAATGTTTGCATACATTACTAATTCTGGTAAAAAAGTTTTAGCGGTTGGAACAAGACAAAAGATTTATGTCAACCATGCTGGAACTTGGTATGACATTACTCCTTCTGGTTTTGTGTCTGACCAATCAACAGACCCACTTGGATACGGTGCATATAACTATAATGTCGAAGACTACGGTGATGCTAGATCACAGTCTGGTTTATTCTTTGATTCTAAATCATGGTCTTTTGATAACTTTGGTGAAGACTTACTTTTCTGTTGTGCAAGTGATGGCAAGATTTATAAATGGTCACCTTCTGCACCATCAACTATAGGCTCACAGCTAACTAATTCTCCTACAGGATGTTCTGGTGTATTAGTCACCAATGAACGTCATGTGATAGCTCTAGGAGCTGGTGGCGACCCAAGAAAAGTACAATGGTCATCAAGAGAAGCAAGTACAACCTGGACAGCTGCATCAACAAATACAGCTGGTGATTTACAAATACCAACAGGCGGTAGAATATTAAGTGCCGTTAAATGGCAAACAGATGTCATTATCTTTACTGATACTGGTATCGCAAGACTTTACTATACAGGTTCTCCTTTTATATACGGTATTCAAGATGCTGGTACTAACTGTAAAGCTGCATCACCTAGAACAGTTGTAACTTCTGGTAACTTTTTAACATGGATGGGTGAAAACTCTTTCTTTGTTTTTGATGGATCGGTTAAAGAAATCAAGTGTGATGTGCATGATTTTGTGTTTGATGATATACGATATAACTATAGAAGATTATCTTGCGGTGGACATAACTCTAACTTTAATGAAGTAATTTGGTTTTTTCCAAAAGGTAGTGACCAAAAGACACCTAATAAATATGCTATTTGGAATTATGTTGATAATGTTTGGTCTATTGGTTCTATGGATAGAGGATGTTGGATAGACCAAGGTGTTTTTGATTATCCGATTGCTTGTGATTCACTTGGTAATGTTTATCAACATGAAAGTACAACACTTAGTAATTCTGAAAATTTAGGAACAGCCGTTCCGTATGCAGAATCAGGACCTATAGAAATAGGTAACGGTGATAACTATGTGCAATGTAACCAAATATTACCTGATGAAGAAGCTAACAGCTTACCAGGAGTCACATTAAGTTTTAAAGGAAGATTTACACCACTTGGTCCAGAAACAGATTTTGGAAGTTTTACGTTTGAAAATGATGGTTATACCGATGCAAGGTTTACAGCACGACAAGTACAGATGACAGTAACAGGATCAACCAATCAAAATTTTCAAGTAGGCAATATACGATTAGATGTAAGAAATAGAGGTCGTAGATAGTGGCAAGAAGAACGCTGACACGACCAGGTGAAGATTACGATAAGAACTATCTTAACTATTTAATATCAGAGATAGAATATCAAACGGGTATGACTTTCAACAAAGGTGAAAGAATACAAATAAATGGTGGTGATGCCACCGAGTTAGTATTGGTAAGTCCAAATGGAACGAAATATAAAGTTAGTGTCGCAGATGACGGAACACTCTCCACCTCCACAACAGTCTAAAGAAGACTGGGAAGTAGAGTTTGACAGGTTAGAGCATCATATTATTCGTGCAATAAAGCACCAAGATATGTATAATTTAACTGATATTAAAGAAAAAATAGGCCAAGGAATGTTTCATATATGGCCTGGTAAAGACTCTGTAATGATAACAGAGTTTGTAGAATATCCCAGAGTGAAAGTAATGAATTTAATATTCTGTGCTGGTGACTACAAAGAGCTAGAGTCAATGTTACCTAGCTTTGAACAATTTGCAAAACATTTTGGATGCAAAAGAATTTATGGTGGTGGTCGTAAAGGCTGGCTGCGAAAAATAAAACATCTTGGCTTTGAACAAGAATATCTGGTTAGAAAAGAATTATGAGTAAAGGAAAAAGCACAACTACAACAACGACTGACCCAGCACAAATGGAGATATACCAGGACCTTTATAGTAAGGCCCAAGGTATAGCTTCACAACCTTTTGTTCCATACACAGGTGCAAGAGTAGCAGGATTTAACCCAGATCAATTAATGGGATTTGGTGCAACAAGAAATATGTTTAATCAATCAATGGGTTTTGATCCTAGAAGTCAATTAAACAATTTAGCTTATATGTCTGCTCCAAGTGTTAATTTACCATTTGGTTATAATCAACCACAACAACCTTCTCCAATCTTCCAACCTATGCCTATTACTGGCGGCGGCGGTAGAAGACCAACTCCACCTATATCAATCGGTGGCCCAGGAGGCGGTGGACCTGTTTTTCCTTCACCAACTCCAGGTACAGGTTATGACCCAATGCCTAAAATGACAATGGGAGATGGAACAGACAGAAATAGACCTTTGGTTGGCACAGATTTAAGAGAGGCTGGATTTCTAAATATGCCTGAAGCAATTTTTGATGGACCACGAGTATCAATGGAAGAAGCAGAGGCTTCACTAAGAGCTGCTGGTGGTGGTAGAGGACCAGGATATTTTGGTGATAATCCAGAGGTCTTAGCACAACGACAAAAAACCAGAGAATCATTAATTGCTGAGGGATTTGATCCAGATAGACCTCTTCAAGCATTTGGTTCATCGGCTGACCCTAGAGCTTCAAGACCTAGAGGACCTATTGTAGGCGGTAATGTTCCTGGAGGCGGTGGCATTAACTACGGTGGTCTATTGCAACCTCCAACTCCTCCAAAACCAATACCTTCACAAGACTTTGGTTTTGGTCCAGGAATTAGACCATCAGAAATTATTAATTCAGATGGCACTATGACTGGTTCAGCAGGAGTAACTGTTCGTAGACCTGACCCAATACGAAATCCTATTAGACCAGGTTTACAGTCACAAACTAATCCATTTTCACCAACTCAATTAGGTCCAGCAGCAATGCAACAAGCATCAAACATAGCTCCAGTAGACTTATATAGTGGTGCTTCTGTTAATCGTGGTGATGTAAGAGATATAACACCAAGGTCTTTATTAGATACAGATATAGGTGCGTATCAAAACCCTTTTCAATCACAAGTTATAGACAATACACTCGGTGATTTAAACAGAGCAAGACAGATGCAAATACAAAGCGACCAAGATGCAGCAATCGGAAGAGGTGCATTTGGTGGTTCGCGTTCAGCCTTATTAGAATCAGAAACAAACAGAAACTTTGCAGAACAAGCTGGTAAGTTAGCTAGTAATTTACGTTCGCAAGGTTTTGATAGAGCAACAGGTTTAGCTGGACAAGATATAGATAGACAGTTTGGAGCAGATAGATTTATGTCTGATGCAGACAGAGCTATTGCTATGCAAAACGCAACCTTTGGTCAACAGGCTGGTTTAGCAAGACAAGGCTTGCTTGGTGATGTTGCACAAAATCAGGCAAGATTAGACGCGTCAAGATTTGCTGCTAACCAAGATGCTTTAAATAGATTTGGTTTACAACAAGGACAGTTTAATAATCAAATGAACATGGGAATGTTTGATGCTGCTAATAGAGCTGCATTTATGCAACCAGAATTAGAAATGAGAAACAGACAGTTCCAAGCTGGTTTATTAAGCGACCAATTAAGCGACCAATACAGAAGTCTTGGTATGCTATCTAGTATCGGTTCACAACAACAAGGACTACAACAAAGAGGCATGGATGCTGGTTACAACGAGTTCTTACGAGCGCTTGGTTACGGCCCACAACAACTTGGTTTATTGGCTCAAGGTGTTAGTGCGTTGCCTACGCAGAGTAATGTTAGTCAAAGTTATAAACCTGGAACTTTTGAACAAATAGGAGGTGCTGCTGGAGCTATAGGATCAATTATGGGTTTATTTTCTGATGAAAGATTAAAAGACAATATTACACTTGTTGGTAAATCTAAAGGACATAATGTTTACACTTGGACATGGAATGATGTTGCTAAAAAACTTGGTATTAACACACCTGAGATTGGTGTTATTGCTCAAGAAGTTGCACACATACCTAATGCAGTATTTGAACATGAAAGCGGTTACTTAACAGTTAATTATGGAGCTTTATAAATGGCAAATATATTTCAAAAAATAGGAAGTGCTTTTGGTCAATACGGTATGGATAATCGTATGCCAACAGATCAATTTTTGAATTTACCAAAAGGCGATAGAAGACAAATGCAAATTGAAGGCTTGCAAAAGTTTAGTGAGGCTATGAATCTTATTGGCGCACAACAATCTGGCGATCCGTCAAGAATTGCTCAAGCGCAAAACGCAATCAAACAAAGACAATTAGATGAAGAAGATGCTAAGAGGAAAGCAGAGCAGGAAAAAGCAATTAATGCTATGAGTCCAGAGCAACAACAAATATATAAAACTTTTGGTCCTAGTGCTGCATTTCAATATCAACAAAACTTGCAAGCTGGTGAAATAGCAGGAATGGCAGAACAAAGACAAATACAATCTTTAATTAATGCTGGTTACACACCAGAACAAGCAAACGCAATAGTTGTTGGTGGTTTAAAACCAAACGAGGTTAAAAACTTAAATGTTTCTTCAGGTCAAAGTATTATTGATGAAACAAATGAAATTGTTGAAACTTTAAACAAAGATACAGGTATGCAAAATGACTATTCTAATTTAGACCAAGCATTTGGGCCTGTTGATGCATTTCAAGAAAATATTATAAATAAACCATCAAGATTTTTATTTGGTGCTGATCCTGCTGGTGATACAGCAGCAGCTATAAGAGATAGAGATAATTTAAACTTAGAAATTTTAGCAACATTAGCAAATGATTATACTGGTAGACCAAGTAATTTACTTTTAGGCGAAATTAAAAAGAATATTCCAGAGGGTTCTGCAACTTCTGAAGCGGATGCTTTTCAAAAATATTCAAATTTTAAAATACAAACACAATCAAGAATTGCAAATTTAGAACAAGGAATTAGAAGTGAAAATGTTAGCGATGCTACGAAAGAAAAGTATAGAGAAGAATTAGTAAAATCAAAAACTTTATTAAAAAAACTAGAAGCAGCAACAGCATCGTTAGCTCCTAAAGATAGTGTTTCAGTAAAAGCAGATACAAATTTTGTATCCGAAGGAAAATATAACAACTATTTTATAAATAAAGGAAATGATTTTTAATCATGGCTACCTATCAAGAGCTTCAACAAAAACAACAAGCACAAAAAATATTTGAAGAGTTAAAAGCTGATGGCTTCAAGTTACTTCAAGAAGGTAAAATTGATGAACTTACTTTTAACACAAGAGTAAGAGATGCTGGTGTTGAGCTTGGTTTAATCGGCCCTAATGAATATCCTGGCAGACTTCCTGGTTTTGTAGAGCCAGTATTAGAAGTCGCTGGTGGTATCGGTGGTGCTATCGCTGGTATTCCTGGTGGTTTACCTGGCATGGCTGTTGGTGCTGGAGTTGGAGCAGGCGGTGGTTCACTATTAACAGATTTTATAGGAGATATAGTTTCTCCAAATATGCCATCACCTTCTGCTGGTCAAAGAGCAAAAGATGCGGTCATCACAGGAACTATTGATACTGCTTTAACAGCCGCAGCTCCAGGAGCAGGTAAATTTTTATCATCAACTATTAAAGAAGGAATAACTGGTGGTAAAAATATAATAACTAAAGGTGCTGATAAATTAGCTGGAGTAGTACCAAGTTCAGGTCAAAGAGTTGGTTTTGCTGAAAAGGCATTAGGTATTACTGATGATGCGGCTAAAAAAGCAGAACTACTAGGCAAGGAAGGTATTGAATTATCACTTGGTCAAGCAAGCTCATCTCCTTTTGTAAGAGGTGCTTATGATTTATCAAATCGTATGCCTTTAGCTGGTAAACCAGGACAAGCACAATTAAAAAATGTTTTTGAACAAGTTAATAAAGCATTAGATAAAAGAATATCTCCATCTGCAAAATTAAAACCATTGAGCGAGTCTGAAAGATCGGATTTAATCAAAGAAGTTGGTTTAGAAAACTTTAATACTTGGAGAAAATCATATTCAACAGTTTATAAAAAAGCAGACTCTATAAATAAAGCAAAGGGTGAGTTTTTTGATATGACTCCTTTAGCGAATACTGCAAATAGAGTTACTTCACCAAGTAAATTTACAGATGCTCCAAAAGAAATAGTAGATTTGTTAGATGAATTAAAAATTAACAAAGGTAATAAAATAAAATTTAATGATGTAAAAGCACTTGATACAAGAATTACAGATTTGTCTAAAAAATATGATCCAGCAGTATCTCAAGTACCAAATAATTATGCCTTTAGAACCGCAAACGCATTACTAGATACAATGAAAAGACAGCTTAGAGACCCAAGAGATGAAGCTGGTCGTTTATATTCTGCTGGTGATAAGATGTTTAAAAACTATATGCAAAAAGTAGAAAACAAAACAGGTAAAGAATTCCAAAGAGCATTAGGAAGAGGAGCATTAAGACCTGGTATTGGCAGACCTCCTACCGCAAGAATAGAAGACTTATATAGCAAAACTTTTGGTAAAAACAAAAGTCCAGAAGCAGTAAGAGAGCTGAGAGCTTTAGTCGGTGATAAACAAGTTAATGAATTGGCTGCAAATTATTTAGATGATATTTTTGGTAAATATATAAAATCAGAAAAAAGAGATTTTGCTAAATTATTTGATGAGCTTGGTTTATCAAATCCGCAAAGTATGCAGTATGAAGCTACTAAAGAATTATTAAAAACTTACAAACATACAAACATAGATGATTTATCTAATCTATTAGGTGCATTAAGAGAGTTCCCAGAAGTATTACCAGAAGTTAATCAATTTATACAAAGATCAGGTATGCTTAGAGCTGCTAACTCATTAGGACCTAGTGCTATGGTTGGTATGACAGGAGCAAGTGCAAGCGGTGGTATTGGTGCTTTTGCTGGTTTAGGAATGATGTATGGTTTAAACAGATTTTTATCAAAACCATTTAACAAAGAATTGATTAAGCAAGCAAATACTGGAAACAAAGAAGCACAAAAAGAATTCTTAAGAAAGTTTTTAAACTTCTTACCACAATCATTGCCAAGCGGTTTACCAGCTTCAACGGTTGCAGTACAACCCCTAGTTCCAGTTGTTGAGGATCAGATACTCGGTAACAACTAACATGACATACCATGACACGCAAAACGGAGCGGATAGGTAGGAGTGGAGAGTACCTAGCTTGCTCAGTTATTGCGAGAGAATCAGACACCGTCACAGTAATGCCTCATACATCCCATGCGGATTTAATCTTTGAATGGAAAAGTAAACTCTACCGATGCCAGGTTAAAACAGTTACACATATAGAAAAGAGAAAAAAAAACTGGCGATTTGATTTACGCAAAGGCAGAACAACAACAGGAAGACATTATAAAAAAAATCAAATTGATATTGTCGCTATGGTAAATCTTGAATACCAGACTATATGTTTTAGAGCCTTTTGTGATTGTCAAACCACACAAATCACGATAAAGGACGAAATTATGAAGTCGACCAATTCTATCCAAAGTTTTAAAGATGCTATGAAATCTTTAAGCATGACGGATATATGACGGATAGGTAGAAAAGCTATATGTTTAGCTTCTCTAAATACCCTAAAAAATGGCTGATTTCTGCGTGTGGGCCCTTAGCTCAGTTGGTAGAGCAATTCCCTTTTAAATATTTTTTTTTAATTTTTTAACTAATTGATAAAATTATATTTTTTTAAAATAACCCTTTGTTTCCGCCATAAAATCAGTTATATTAATACACTATAGGTAATTGAAATACACGTCTGTCCGCTCTTAAATGACGGATATATGACGGATGGGAGCAAACAATGGCGGCAAAATACACAACTGATAAACAAATAAATAGTCTTAAAATCTATCCAACTGGATACTATATTCATTGCAGAATTGATGGCAAAAGAAGAGAGAAAAAAATAGCACCAAGAAATGTATTAATAAACATTGCAAGAAAAGAAGCACAAAAGATATTAGGTTTAATTGCACAAGGTATTGATCCTTTTGAAGAAAAGAAAAAGAAACAAAAGGCAAATGAATATACAGTCGATAATATGTGGGAGAACTACATCAAAAGTTTGCAACATAAAAATCAAGAAACAAAAACAAAAGAAAATATTTATATAAAAAACATACAACCCTTCTTTGGTAATACTACCGCGTCAAAGGTTAGTAAAAGTGATTTAGTACAATGGTTCCAGGAGCTAACAAAAAGAAGTCCAACGGTAGCAAATAAATGTTTAGTATTTTTAAAAGCAGCTTACTACTATTCTATCGATGTATTGGAACTGTTAGATAAAAACCCTACTAAAAAGATAAGCAAAAACTATGAGGTGGCAAGAAGTAGGTATTACACAGATGAAGAAAAGAAAGCTATCTTTATAGAACTAGCCAGAAGATATGAAGAAGACCCTAGTCTTATATATTCAGTATCTAAAATAGGACTACAGTTCTTTACTGGTGCCAGAGGCGATGAAATATCTAAAGCTAAATGGAAACATCTAGTCCAAGATGAGAGAGGTAATAGAATAGAATTACCAGTTTTAGACCATAAGACTGGGTTAAAAACAAATAAGAAAAGAGTTATTTGGTTAAACGACCAGGCTATGAAAATTATTTATAAGCTAAATAATTTAACTAATAAGTCTGAAGACAGCACTATAGTTAAAGTAAAAAGTGTTAGAAAAATTTGGAATAAAACAAGAGAAGTATGCGGTTGTCCAGATTTACAACTGCATGATCTAAGACACTCTTATGCCTCAACAGCTATAAACTCTGGGAAGATGTCTACTAAAGAAGTTGGAACTTTACTTGGTCATACAAGTCTAGCATCAATGGATAGATATATGCACATCTACGACCAAACATCTACTACAAATGCCAGCTTAGTTGGTAATGCAATAGATGATGGTTCTGTAAAGTTAATTAATTAATCTAAAGGGTTACCGTCTGGGTCAACACCGTAGACCATTTCTAATTCAAGTTCGATATAGTGAATGGCTTTTCGTAAGTCTTTCACTCTATCTTCTTTTTCTCTGGTTACATACTTAACTACATTAGTTAAGTTAGGCGTTAATCCATTACTGTAAGCATACTCCAATGGTTGTATGCCTTTATCTTTGTAATGGCTTCCACCAATTTGTTTTTGTGTTGCTTTCATTCTGGCTCTATCCCACTCTTCAGGTGTTGCATTATCTATACTCATTTATTCCTCCAAATAATGATTTAATTTTATTGATAAATTTTATGTAATTTTTTTCTGTAGTTTAAATCTCAATATTATTTCTATTATTTTTGTTCAGCTACTTGCTTTATTAAAATTACATCGAGTAGAATATCACAATCACGAAGTAATAGGTAATAACATGGAAGAAAAAATATTTTTAAATCAAAACGAACTTGCTGAGCGTTGGGGAATGTCTCCAAGAACTTTAGAGAACTGGCGTTCACATGGCAAAGGACCATCGTATGTAAAGTTAGGCGGTCAAGTTAGATACAAGTTCGAGGAAATCAAAAAGCTAGAAGAATCATCACAAGTCGGAGAGTAACTTGGTCAACGCTAGAAATAAAGGTAGGCGTGGAGAACGAGAGGTCATTGATGAAATCAAAGAACTTTTAGGTATCCAATTAGAAGTAAACTACTCACAAACATTCGGCGGTGGTCACGACCTACTTGGCTTAGATGGTTTTGCAATCGAAGTTAAAAGAAGAAAAGTTATAACACCAGGAGACTTAAAAAACTTCTGGGAACAAACAACCACACAAGCAAAGAAGGTAAGACTCTTGCCATGCTTATGGTTTAGAGCTGATAGATCAGACTGGCGTGTAATGATTGCAAACACTTACGCCATCAAAAACAATTTATTTGAAATGGAAGATTTTAATATTGCTATGAATATTTCTACGGAACTATTTGCAGCACTAATCAGAGAGGAGTACGGACTTGTCACACGCGATATTGTCACCCAGTAGCATTAATAGAATTATTAGATGTCCAGCTAGTGCAAAGATAAACGCAGCTGCGGAACGTAAAGGTAGCATGGCAGCAGCTAGAGGTACTTCTACTCACGAAATGGTAGAAGCCTTGCTTAAAAACAGATTAGATGGAATTACATTATCAGACTACTATCTTGGTAGAACGGTAGATGTTGACGGATTTAGTTTTGATATCACGCAAGATGATATCGACATGGCAGAAATCTATGTTGAATACATTAATAGAAGAACTGAAGAACTAAACGGTAAATTACTTGTAGAAGAAAAAGTAAATGCTCCAGATATAAATGATGATCTCTGGGGAACTGCTGATGCAGTTATCCTGGGCGAAGGTAATAGAATGGTCGTTGGCGATTTAAAGTCTGGTGCATGGGCGGTAGATGTTGTGATGAACGAACAGCTAATGTGCTACGCCCTAGGTTGCCTATCAAGATGGGGTAACGAAGATACAGTCATAGAAATGACAATCATACAACCAAACAAAAAAGCCTTTCATAAAGATGGGCCTATACGAACTTGGGATATTCAAGCAGTCGACTTAGTTGACTGGGGTTTGAATATTCTAAAACCAGCTTGTGATGAAGCAATGGGTGATGAGCCTAGCTTTAATGCTGGAACTTGGTGCAAATTCTGTTCACACAAAGAAGTTTGCGAAACATATAAATCCATGGAGGATACAAATGGTAAATGAAAAGAAAGAGCAACCTCTTTTGAGTTTTACGGATAAAGACGGAAACCCAAGAGAGATATTTGAGAGAGACTTAACTGATAGAACAAGACCTATGGTTGAAGAAATCAGTAAAGACTTGCAAGCAGAGCAACAGTTAAACGAAGCCTATCAACTGGCAACTAAAACTGTGCATCACATGGAGTCGGTTAGAAAAAATGTAGCTAACACTTTAGAGAAGTTAGAAGCAGAACTACCGCCTTATAAAAAACCTGTGAAGTTAGAAGGTGTCACTAAGGAGATTAACTAATGTCATTAGCAGCAATACAAAAGAAAGCAAAAGCAAAACCAAGTATTGTCATTATCTATGGTCCTTCTGGACTAGGTAAAACAACACTTGCTGTAGGAAGTAAAAATCCTATTGTTTTGCAAACAGAAGAAGGTTTGGGAATCTTAACTAACAACAGAGACATCCCTCACTTTCCACTAGCAAGAGACTACGATACTTTTTATGGGTATCTAAAATCTTTAGTTGATGCAGATGAACTTGAATACAATACTTTGGTTATTGATAGTTTAGATTGGTTAGAGCCACTTATTCATGCAAAGACTTGTGAGGCACACAAACAACCATCGATTGAATCTTTTGGTTATGGTCGTGGTTATGCAGAAGCGTTGAAGTATTGGAGAGAGATACTTGATTTAGTTAATAGATTAAGAAACGAAAAGAAAATGCGTGTTGTTATGATTGCTCATAACCAAATTAAAGCATTTCACGATCCAAGCACCGAAGCATACGATAGGCATGAATTAAAAATGCATAAGGCAGCAAGTGCATTAGTCTTAGAGGCTAGTGATATGTGTTTATTCCTAAACTACAAAAAAGGAACTGTTAAAGTTCAAGGTAGTAAAGGTTTGACAAGTAAAACTGTTCAATCTGGCAGGGTGTTAGTGACAACTGAATCACCAGCTGCGGTTGCCAAGAATAGATATGGATTACCAGAAGAGATACCAGTCGTAGAAGAAGGCGATGACTTTATTGTTAGAGCTGAAAAGACTTGGGCTGAAATCGGTAAACTCATAGCGAAGTAATGGCAACGCAAAACGAAAAACTAATATTCTTTTTAACGAAAGCCAAAATATTGGTTGAAGATTGCATGGAAAAAAACGGAGATGATGACCTTATTCTCCCGTTAGGTGCAAACAGAGTCTTAGCAGATGTTGTTGACGCACTTGAAGAAGAAATAAGTCGAGCGAATGATTACGAGGAATACGATCCTGGGTAATTAAATATTAATTGTTAAATTTTTACGGAGGTAACAACATGGATTTAACAGAATTCGGTTTGGATAAATTAGAAGCTGGAGAAACATCTGGCGGTGGAGAAAAGGTAAAGCCTGGAAGATACAACTTTGAATATGCTGGCTCAGAAATGATTGAAGGCAGAAACGGTTGGAAGGCTTTGAAGATTCACTTTGATGTTGAAGGCGAAATAATAAAAGTAAGTCATGCTTTTACTATGGCACATAACAATGACAAGCCTGTTGAGATAGGCAGAGAGTCATTAGTTAAAATGCTAAATGCAATGGGAGTAGCGTCAATGAAAAATACTGATGAACTTCTGGGTAAAAAAGTAGAAGGTGAACTTGTCGTTGGTGAGAAAGGTTATTTAGAGATTGCAGATAACTTTGGTAATGGTTGGAAACCTTACGGAACTACAACTGCTAAAGAAAATGTAGACCCTAAAGAAGTATTACCAAAAGAAGAAATCTTCCCAAGCGATGTAGATGACGAAGACGATTTACCTTTTTAATAATGATGATCTCAAGTATCGGAGGCCAAGTTTATGTTCATACTGTCACGGCTTGGCTTCTCCCTTACTTCATATTCGCAACGGCAAAATTAAAGCTGCTTGTTGCTATGAACATCTTAAATTTATTGGAGAAGGTAAAAAAATGGAGCAAATTAAAAATTTCGCACAGATTAACGAGGAGCTGTTATCTGTTGCATTAAAAGATAGTAAGTCAACATATCTAGAGGTTTCTAAAAAAAATAATTCCTTTGTTCTGCATGAATGGACTAAAGAAGATAGGATAGATTTTGTAAGAAGGCTTGTGTCAAGTTATCTCAATAACTCCAAGGCACAGGCAGATGACTGACTTAACGCAATTTTATGGAGATAAAGGCGTTGTTATAGATGACAACTATGCCTTTAGTAATACAAGTAAATCTAATGCTGATTTAATTAATGAGATGCGTTCTCATGGTTTATTAGTTGATTTCTTAGATACAACAGGAAACTTAGTTAGAGTACCTGTAAGTGCTGGGCCGAATCATCGACCAGATAAAGGTGGGGAGCGTTCAGGATATTATGTTTATAACCAATTAGATCAAAACTTTGTATGCGTTTATGGTAATTGGCGTACTAATTTAGAGAACAAGTTTACTTCCTATAATCCTAATGAGATGTCTGCGGAGCAAAAAAGGATATTACAATCCAAGCTCGAGGAGGCACAAAAGAGGAGAGAAGAGGCTAAGAAAATACAACATGAGCAAGTTGCCGTATACGTTAAAGAAAAGTTTGCTGGTGCGAATGAAGTTATAGAGCATAAGTATCTCACAGATAAAAAGATTAAAAATTATGGGTTAAAAACGATTAATGGAAACCTATTAATCGGTGTGCATTCTATCATAAGAAATAATGATAATGGAACATTAGTTTCAGAAATAAAGTCACTTCAATACATTATGCCAGACGGAAGCAAAAAGTTTGCTGGAGGTGGGGAAGTTAAGGGAAATGTTTTTCTTATTGGTTGTGAAGCATTTGAATTACCTGGTTTAGAAACGATTATTTTATGTGAAGGATACGCAACAGGAGCTTCTATATACGAAGCTACAGGCATACCTGTCGCCGTGGTATTCTCTGCAAATTTCTGTGTCTCTGCGTGTACGAGATTGCGTTCTATAACGGGTGCAAAGTTTATTATTGCACTTGATAACGATACCTCTGGGATTGGTGAGAAATGTGCCAATGAAGTAGTTAATAGTATTACTAATGCAGTTTCCAGATTGCCTTCTATTATTGGTGACTTCAATGATTTGTATTTGGAGAAGGGATTAGAACAAGTTAAGTTAGAGTTAATAGAGTCTAAGTTTAATATTAGACAATATGCTATTCGTAACTTGGTTGAAGAGCCAAAACCAATAGAGTGGTTAGTAGATAGTTTTATTCCTTTTGGTAAACCAGGAATAATTGCGGCAGTTGGTGGCGTTGGTAAGTCTTTATCAATGATTCAGTTAGCTCTAGGTATTGCAACTGGCGGTGATTGGTGGGGTAAACATATAAAACAAAAAGGCTCAACTGTAATTTTTGCAGCTGAAGATGATCTTGGCGAAGTACACAGAAGGATTGCATCATTAGACCCATTAGGTTTGCGGTTTAAATCTGAATACGATGTTTATGTATTTCCTATTCCAGAACAAAAAGAGCCAATGATATTATTAAGAGAAGAAGGGGTAACATCACAAGCGACTGAATTAGTAGAGGAATTAAAGACAATACCTAACTTAAAACTGGTTGTATTCGACCCATTACAAGCATTTACTACTGGAAATATCAGTTCAAGTAATGAAGTTGGCCAGTTATGGGGTAGTTATTGTGCAAATATAAGTGCCAGATTAGGTGTTACGACTCTTACTGTTCATCACTTGGCAAAATCTGCCCTTACGAATGATTCAGACGATGCACTTTCGCACCGTGCTGAGATAAGAGGAGCATCAAGTATTACAGATAGTGTTCGTTTCGCGATAGCCATGTGGTTAGCGGATAACGATACTTGCGAAAAGATATGCATGGAGCAAGGCATACCAGTTGACAGAATGGCGGTAGTAAAAGCCAGTCTAGTTAAAAGTAATTCTGGAAACGTAGATTATGCAACTAAGACGTTGGTTAGACGTGGTGCAGTTTTAGAAATTTTAGAAAATAATAAATCCTTTGATTGGGATTAAGGAGAAAGGAGAATGAACGGAAAGGGAAGCGACCAACGACCAAGACAAATAGATAAGAAAACTTTTGAAGATAATTGGGATAGGATTTTTGGTAAGAAAAAGACCAAAAAAGAAACCAAAAAGAAAGATAAAGGGAGCAAATAATATGAGTGAAACTCGAACAGTAATTAACCAGATTAAAAAACAAATTGAGCAAAATGAAATATTAATTGAAGCGATTGAGCGTTACAGAAAACAACAATTACAGGCATTAAAAAAGGAAATTTTAGCTCTTAAAACTGATGAAAGATAAAGATATTACAGTTTGGTTTAGTTGTGGTGCGGCAAGTGCCGTGGCGGCTAAAAAAACTATTGAGCTTTATGGTGCAAATAATCGTATCAGAGTTGTTAATAATCCTATTAAAGAAGAACATCACGACAATCAAAGATTCTTAAAAGATATTGAAAAGTGGTTAGGTATAGAGATTGAATATGCAATTAACCCCAAGTTTCCAGATCAATCATGCGAAACAGTATGGAGAGAGAGAAAATTTATGTCTGGCAACTTTGGAGCGCCATGCACATTACATCTAAAGAAAAATGCTAGGCAAATATGGGAAGTTAAAAATAAATCTGATTATATTGTCTTAGGCTTTACTGCTGATGAAGAAAAAAGAGCAGAAAGATTCAAACTTACGCAAAGAGATGATTTGCTTACAGTTTTAATTGATGCAGGTATAACCAAGCAAGGGTGTTTTGATATTTTATTAGATGCTGGAATTAAATTACCTGAAATATACTCTTTTGGTTATCCTAATGCTAATTGTATTGGTTGTGTTAAGGCTAGTTCTCCAACTTATTGGAACTTAGTGCGTAAGACATTTCCAGATGTATTTGAGCAAAGAGCAAATCTATCAGAAGAATTAGGAGCTAACTTAGTTAGGTATAAAAATAAAAGAATACCGTTGAGAGAATTGCCAGTAGATGCAAAAGGTAGAGACTTAAAATCTTACAACTTTGAGTGTGGTATTTTTTGTATTATTGAAGATGAGGAGGATTAGCTATTGGATACACGGGTAGCCAATTATTGTATATATGGGTAGCCAATAATTGGCTATACGGGTAGCCATATATCCTAGACTAGACTAATAGAGAGATTGAGCCTTTCGGCTCAACTCTCAGGGATAAAAATATCAGTAAAATTTATGGATAAAGTTGGGTTGAAATTGAAGCGGATATTAGTAAAACGTTTCACTTAATTTTTTTCAGTGGAGGGTGAAAAACAATGAAGCAGTTAAAAGATAGAATGATAAGTGTTCGAGATCAGTTTTATAAGAGTAGAAGGCAAAGAGGATTTATGTCGTTCTGGTGGACTAGTCCGCTACATGTGATTGTAGTGTTAGAAGTTGCTATTGCAGACGTGAGTGGCAAGAGCATTAATTTTGAAGCAATAGTGAAACTATTGCCAAGCAGTATGGGGAGTAGGTCGACTGTAGCATCGGTGTTAGATGATTATGTTGAGAGAGGATATATGTGCAAGGCGGTAGGAAAGGATAAGAGGAAGCGAGTGTATAGAATGTGTAAGGAGTCGATGCAGTTATTAAATGAATGGTTTACTGAGAGGCAAAGAAGCCTTAAGGCGGTTAGTTAGTTGAAAGAGCAGAAATGGTGGTTGGTGGTCGAGCCAATCGGTGAGCCAGAAAAGAGCGGGTTGATAACCTACGGTGTAGCCATGAAGTATAAGAGTTACTCGAAGCTGAAACAGGTGGTTTGGAAGTGGTATAAAAAACATCTGGGCAGCTCGGAGATTAAGGCGAGAGAGAAGCTGGTATTGTTTGCGTTGTGCGAGAGGTATTCAGCTCAAGATTATTCTAGCCATGATGCGGTTAGCTACTTGGCGTTAATGGTGGGAATGAATAGGCATACGGTTAGTAAAGG